AAGAACTCATGTATCTTAGTTATCTCAGATACACACATACCCTATCATCACAAGGACTCTATAGATTTTCTTAAAGCTATAAAAAGAAAATATCATCCAGATAGGATTATACATATAGGAGATGAAGTAGACTCACATGCTATTTCATTCCATGATTCAGATCCTGATTTACATAGTGCAGGTGATGAACATAAAGTATCTCTACCTGTAATAAAAGAGTTAGAAAAATTATTTCCAGTTATGGATTTGCTAGACTCTAATCATGGTAGTCTAGTCTATCGTAGACAAAAAGCTAGTGGTCTACCTAGAGCTGCTATGAAAACCTACAATGAATATTTAGAAGTAGGTGATGGTTGGGTATGGCATGATGACCTAATGATTAGAATGTCTAATGGACAAGACTGTTATTTCTGTCATGGTAAGTTTGCTAATGTATTAAAAGTAGCACAACAATATGGATGTCCGACAGTCCAAGGACACTATCATAGCTCTTTTAATATCCAGTATTGGGGTAATCCTAATAGTTTAAACTGGGGAATGCAAGTAGGATGCCTTATAGATTCTGACTCATTGGCATTTGAATATATGAAAACACAAAAGTCTAGACCAATTATAGGTTGTGGTATAATAATAGAAGGCATACCAAAACTTTTACCTATGGTCTTAAATAAAGGTGGAACATGGAATCAGAAACTGACTTAGAATATTTAACAGAACCCAAGCATGGTCTGAAACTATCTAAGAAAAAACTATATTTATATATCAATTCATCTAGGGGAATCTATGCCGAAATCAAACTCAAACCAGAACAATGTATCGAACTTGCAAGACAACTACTCAACGCCAACTATCAACTTAACTGAGGAGCCTACCATGTATGAACCAATGAATAATAGAAGATATGGAGTAACAAAGAAGTATCATCACAATAATAAAAAACATTATGTGAATGTACAGTATGATACTAAAGCACTACCAAGAGTAGTAAGAATCTTTAGTGATTCTAAATATGGAACTGAATACGCAGATATGTGTATAGATCTATCACATGATATAACAGAAAGATTACAAACATATGGTAATCCTGAAACATCATTGAAAAGAATGGCATCACAAACGCCAAGAAGATCTACTGGTGAACCTACAACTATTAAAGGTTTAATAGTAGATGAATTAATTAAATCATATTACCTGGAGGATTAAATGGATTTTGACACTATAAAAGAAATAGCTAAAAATAAATGGGATCAACTTAGTAAACCTTATCAAGCAGGCATTTGCATTGTATTGATAGTACTTTTAGTTTTTATTATTGCATAATGGAACTTCGTGGATCTACTGATTACATAGTTATACATTGTTCTTATACCAAACCTAATATGGATATTGGTTTAAGAGAGATCAGGGATTGGCATGTCAATGATAATGGATGGCGTGATGTAGGCTATCATTATATTATAAGAAGAAATGGTGAAGTAGAGTTAGGTCGCAATGTAAAAGATACAGGCGCACATGCTGCTGGTTACAATCACAAAAGTATAGGTATAGCTTTAGTAGGTGGTATGGCAGATGATAATTCTACAGAAGATAATTTTACAGATAAACAATGGACGACTCTATTAGATCTTGTTAAACAAAAATTAATAGATTATCCAGACGCAAAAGTAATAGGACACAATGAGATTAGTGAAAAGGATTGCCCTTGCTTTGATGTACAAAAATGGAAAGAAGATAATTTATGAATCCACTAATGTTAATTAAACCATTGTTAGGTTTAGGTAGCAGTCTACTTGGTAATCCTGTAGCAAAACTTATAACAGAAAAAACTGTCGGAGCTATAACTCATAAGCTAGAAAAAGATAAGATAATAAAAGCAAAAGAGATCGAAGCTGCTAAAGAAGTAGATGTAGCTAAGATTAGTGTACAGTTAGAACAAGTAAAACAAACTGCTAACTCATGGAAAGATGAATGGCTAGTTCTTTTTTTCTCAATAATTTTTATAATGCATTTCCTTCCCTGGACTCAAGGATATATGATTACAGGTTGGGAGATACTAAAATCAGCTAATGATTACTTCTGGATTATTATTCTTACTATTGTAGGCGGTAGCTTTGGAGTTACAACATTAAGTAAATTTAAAAAATGATTTGGATTATAACTGCTATGCTGTGGTATGAAGGTGTAAATGTACCACACCATACTGAGTATAAACTAAAAGAATTTAATACAAAAGTAGAATGTTTAGACTATGTATTCTGGAACAAAACAGAACTTGTAACTAAACTTGCAGAAGATAAAGGAACTAAAAACGGTAAGAAATTAAAGACCTGGACATTCTACTGTGAGAATAGACAATTGAAAGAAGTATGAAAATATCAGACAACACTTCTGTATCTATGCCTATGCGTAACTTGCTCAGTATCGTAGGAGCTTGTATTGTAGGAGCGTGGTTTGGATTCGGAGTAATTGAAAGATTAAATATTATAGAAACTGAGTTGCAGCTAATGCAGCAGGACTTGCTTGAGGCATCTACACAAAAGCCTATCGATCAAGAGCAGTTTATGTTATTGGAGTTTCTATCTAAGGAACAAGATAAACTAAAAGAAAAAGTAGAAGCTGAAGTACCTAACATTAAAAAGAATGATATGACTATCCAGTTTCACGAAGAAAGAATAATAGATTTAGAGGAAAAAAACGGATATCATGATTGAAATAGTATTTGCTATATTGATGATCCAGAATGGAAAGGTTATTGAATATGTCCCTACGAGCGGTATGGCTGACTGCCTTGAACAGAAACGCATTGTTACAAGACAAATCGGTGAGAGTCAGGAAGGCATATCTATGTCCTGCAAACAAGTCAAAGCAGAAGTCGAAATCGATATGGGTGATCGTAAGCGAATCATTAAAATTTTAGACTAACGATTCTTAGTCCACTTAGTTCTTTTTTTCTTTCCTGTTTTAATATCATCCCATTCTCTTCTAACCCAAGCTGGATCAACACCAGCTAAATGACAAACTGTATTGAAGTCTAGAGATGGAGACTCTAACCAAGCACGAGCAAGTTTAACATCATTTGCCCAAGGCACTTTATGTTTAACTTCTTTCTTTTTTGTATGACCAAGATGATCTTGTTCATAAACATACTTTATAGGCACTTCACGACAAGCATCAGTAAATTGCTGTGCTATAACTGCTACCCATAAATCTTGCTCTGGTGTTGTCATTGACTCATCTTCTCCTTTATTTTTTCTAGATATACAACAGCATCCATTAGTTCTTCTTGTGTATCTGTTATCCAATCTATCAATGGTTTCTGTGCAGTACGCATAGTGTTACCATACTTTATGATACCATCATTAGATCTATCCAACATACGCATACAAATCTTTTTGACCAATGGATCTGTCATATAGCACCACTTTTAAATAACGTCTGAAACTGAGAACATAATGTTTGGTTATCTTCTCTATGAAAATTATTGCGTAGTGTTTTATGCTGCGCTTGTTGTATCGCTGTGAGATGTTCTTTGTATTCTTTAGTTTGTCTGGCCCAATGTTCTTTCATTGAACCAGATAAATCAGACGGAGCTTTGAATACCTGTTCAGCAAGTACAGTCTTAAGATATTCTTTGACTGCTGCATACTGAGAAGCCTCTAGTGCATCACGATCCTCATTGTCAAAGTTTTGCTGTAAGGCTTTTTCCATAGCCTCTTGTGATATGATAGTCATTATGATCCTTTCTTAAAATGGTTTTTCGTCTAGCTCATCCCAAGTTTTATCTTGATTCATTTCTTTACCAAGTGATTGAAGTTTCTTTCTGGTATCCATAGCTTTCTCGTAAGCTGTAATACCATGACCAATCCACTTAGCTATTTCGTCAGCAGTATCTTTGAACTGCACACCCTTTTCGTGATGTAAATGACAAGCTAGTTCTGTGATACGACCAGCTAATCCAACTGCAATCATTCCGATTTCTTTTTCGGTAGGTTGTGGGGCAGGTGCAGGTGTTCCCTGCCCACCAGTATCCTCACTGATATCTTTGTCTGGTGCTTCTACCTTGAATGCTGTTGCATTACCATTACGTTCTTGTCCGTAGTGTACCAATACCTTGTCACCAACTGCTACCTGCGGATCAAACTTACAATAGAACTTAATCTTTGTTCCGCTTTGATCTAGTACAACAGGCATAAACCATTGATCTTTGCCTGGTTTAGGTGGTGATAGATAATCTACTGTACCTACTGATTTATTTGTTTCCATATATTTCTCCTTTTTAATTGTTCCAATTCTCTTGAGCATATTTACGATCCTCCTCAGACCATTTGAATCCATCTGTATTTAATGGAATCATTCTTTTAAATGTCTTTATGTTTGGTACTGTCTTCATAAATAACTCTAGAGATTCAAACGAATTTATCATAGTTTCATAATTTCTCATAATAGTTTCTTCATCTAATTCAAATACTGCTGACTTCTTATGTGAGGCATAGACTAGTGTAGCTGGTTTGCCTATGAGTACAGAGTACAAGGACTGCTGTCTGACGTGATCCTCTCTTGGTTTAGATGGTACAGCTAACGTAGCCTTCGTATCCACAATCATATGTTCCCATTCAAAGTCAGTTACAGTAGTGATAGGATGCTCTAAATTGGACAAGGAGTGACGTCTATAGCGTTGGAAAAGGTTAGGTACTCCAAAATCAGGAAAGTGTTCTTTGATAGCGTTTTGAAGGTTTATGGCTATACTGCCTACTTTGTCTGTTTCATCGTGCCATTCACCGTGAAACTGATTAACCATATGATTCGTTGAATGTTCAACTATATCTTTATCAGATCTATTAAAGAATAAACCCAAGGCGCAGCCGAACTCAGCTGAATGACCCATACCCATACGAGGTGTAGTCTCAGTCTCAACACCCATAAGATTTCTAAATACCCATAGAGATGGATTGTTATACCAATCATTACCTCTACTAGCACTGTGTCTGTAATCGTGTATTTTCATTTGCTATCCTTTCTCGAATAATTTATATTTTTTATATGTCTAATTACGATCAACCATTTCCTAATTATAATAGAGAAATAATCGTAACTCAACCAAATAAAAATAAACCTGCACATATTGTTAACATAAGAGAATCAAGTATTGAAACCATGTTTCATAAGAAACACATAGATGCTATACAGTATCATGCTGGTTCTATATTTAGGCGTAAGTGGGAAATGGCCCAACTTATATCTAAACCAGAAGTAAAGATAAGAGTAGATCAATCTATCAATATGTCTGTACCTGATGCTAAGCTAGATGCTATGAATGATCTTAATAGATTATACTATCAAATAGGACAGAAGTCTTATGATATACTTGAATATGTTTGTGGTTTAGGTCATAGTCTTAAACATCTAAATAAAAAATTTAATTTCCCTAGATCTTATGGTGGTCATAGGTTCAGAGAATCTCTTGATGAAGCTGCCATATTCTATGGATTGAAAGACAAAGGTAATACTATACGTGGCAATAAGAAACGCTAAACATTTAAAGAATGTTAGGGAGTATCCCTGTTCTTATTGTCGTACTGACCAAGACATACAGGCACACCATCTTACTCATATCAAACCTAACGGTATGTCCATGAAGTCTGATGATTGCTGGGTTGTACCTTTGTGTCCTATGTGTCACTATCATCTACATCACTACGGTGAACGTAGGTTCTGGAGAGAACGTAACCTTGAACCAGGAATCTATGCAGCAATATTATTTAAAAAAACTCTTGACAATTGATATTCAATAACTTACTAATTGTGATATAATTGCAACAGGTGTATCAAAAATGAAACAAAACAAAGACTTAAGTAAATCTGATTCGTATGCAGCTACCTTAGATTTGGACCAACTAACTCGTACAGTCAAACAAAGTATGAACTGTCCTGAGAAAGTAGCTCGTGCTATCGCTGGTTTAATATCAGCTAAGATTTATCTTGAACTTGTTTGTAAAGAGGAAGACTATCAAGAGTATCTAGTGGAACTAGAAGAACAACTTGATATGCATGATGAAGAAAAAACTATCCATTGATGGCAAGAAAATAAAGGTACATTGTACCGATATCACTATTGAACTAAGAGAACCTGAATTTGCTGATGACAATCTGACTGATTGTTATGGACATTTTCTAAAACGTAAGAACCTAATACAAATTAACAAGGGTCTATCCGACATTGACGAGGCGAATACTACCTTACATGAACTGATGCATTGCATAGCTTGGTTGACTAACGAAACCAATGAAGGTGCATTAGCTAACGACACAGCAGAAGAACGAGTAGTCAATAACTTTACCAACTATCTTATTGGTATCTTCCGTGAAAATAAATGGCTGCTTGATTACTTCAAAGAAAAATTATAGCGAGAGAGTGCCTACAGGGGCAGTTTCGTAGATGAGATATCTCTAGACCTATACACTCTCTCCATCCATTGATCATTGGAATATTTTAACAAGGTGTGGGTACGCCAAAGCCATTAAACCTGCCTCCTAGGAGGATGTACCGAAATGGTTTCGAAGGCGTTAACTGGTCACCTCTATCCGTAGTTGATCTTGTACTCGTCAGTACCTACAGAATTACTTTTCAGGTAAAGCTATCTTGCTATAACCTAATTGTATATTTGCTTTCTTCTTTAATACATGACCAATAGTCTTGAACAACTGTTCAGTCTCAGATCCTGCTGACCATATATAATCTTGAAGCTCTTGATGTACTGTATCAAGATGTAATAAAGCTTCACCCTCTGGTGTTTTATTAAACTCTTTCTCAATAACATCTTGTGCTAAAGCCCTTAACTTTCTCTCTACTGCAGCATAATCATTTTCACTATACCAACTAGTCGAATCACCTTGATCTTTATACATTTGATTAATAACATCTTGTAGTTGTTCAATCATTGTATGATAATCTTTTTCCAACTGTTTTAGTGTAGCTAACTTCTTATCAAGTTTAACTTTCTTTAAGAATTCTGGAAATAACTTCTTAGCTTGTGTTGTTTTCTTATCAGCTAATTGTAATTCGAATCCTTGTTTCTCATTACGAACAAGATCATCTACTCTTTGAAGTAAATACTCTCGTTGTCTCTCTGACATTTTACTCATTGTTTATCCTTTCTTTCTTTATTGTTTTTATTTCGTCATACTTATCTTGAACTAAGATATGTATAACTTTCTTTTTTGTTAGACCAGTATTCAAACAAATGTAATCTAACCAGTCTGTTATCTCCGCATGTTCTTGTGGAGTTACGTTGATGGCAAGGTATTTCCAACCATCTTTATTCATTGATAGGTTCTCTATCTACGAGAGCTGCCTTACCAATTATAGTTGGATCCATACTCATTCTTTGTTCTTGATCCAACCATTCTTGAAAGTATTTAGTAGCCAATGCGTTATACTCTTGACCACTAAGTCTACCTTCTTCATCAATATACAAATCATAATTCTTATCATTGTATCTTGCGCCTGTGATCTCAATCATCTCACAAGATAAATGTTTGTACATACCGTTGTCACCTTTAAACTCTGGTCCATCAGTACCTTCAACAATTACATCGTAAGGATTTTTATCTACAGGTATTATTGTTACTTTAAATTTATTCATATGTTTTCCTTTCATTGGTGGGGGAGAGTGAGGTCTAACTGGGTGGTAAGATTCTCTCCCCCATAAAAGGCGACAGTTGAAGAGGTCGCAACTACTGCCGCCCATTACGGTGACAACTATAAAGAAGGACTAAATAATTGTCACCTATCAAGATGGGAATAACAAAACCCATCAAGAATATTATATAGATGCAGTGAGAAGATAGCACTCATTAACGGTACTAGGTCTCCCACTGCACCAACCATGGTATATGTTATATGTACTTTGGTTTAGCTACAACACTAAACGCAACTTTAGGATCATCAACATAGTTCTGTGCTTCTTCTTTACTAATCATTTTATTGATTTCAATCATCAATGAATTAGTAACTTGAATAGGCATATAACCTTTGATCCCAGAGTGTACAGGTTTACCAGTCGAAGTATCCCATTCATTGACAGGATAAGCTTTGATGTAAACTTCTTGTTCCATATCTGGATTTATTACTGGATTGCTCATTGTTTTTCTCCTTTCTTTTTATCCTATTTTAAAACCTTGATCTGATTCCTCACAGAAGTCAGAAAATTCTTTTAACAATTCTAGATCCATTGGATAACTTGCATCAGAATCATATTTTATTTTATGATACATTACCTCCCATATTTCTTTTTCTGGAGGAGACAAGTCATTACCACAACTTGCACCTTGTTCTGTTGTCCAAGCATCTAATGCTTTCATTAATATTTCTTCTGCTTTAACTTCTTTATTTCTATTTGTTTCATAGACATCGCACATCTCTTTCAATGTACCATCATCTAATAATGATTGTAATCTGGTAGCTAACATAATACTTTTAGCTCCATCAATCTTTACAAAATCATTGTAATTACCACGCTTGATTTCTTCAGCATCAAGTATGTCATCACAAAATTGAGTAACTAGTTTCCAGATAGGTCTCCAACCCCAGACATTAGATCTGAAGTATGTCTCACCTTTCTGTTTATTTAGTCCATATAAATCGAATCCCATATTACCTCCTTTAGAATCCATTGTACCACCAGTCTCTATGAGACCAGAGGAAGTTATTAATTAAGTAGGCTAGTTGTTGCCATAAGTTTCTACTATAGTTTCAGCCAGGCAACAGACTGAATATTGTAAATGCAAATACTCCAAGTCCTATAAGTCCCCATGGTAATCGTTTATTATTGTTTGCTTCTTTGTGTCGTAACTTAAAGATTACTTCTTCTTGGTCTTTAATTTGTTTGTCACGCCACCTGATTTCTTGTTTCCATAATTGTTTTTCTTCTTGATCCATTACTGTATCTCCTTCGTGATTACATTTGTAAACATTCTTTCATCTTGTAATTCAAACTGAAACACCAATCTTAATTCTTCTTTTGTAAAGTATTTATTTACAACCGGTATCTCAATTAACCAGTCTATCTCATCTTCTACATCAACAGCTGGTTCTGTATTCTTTACACGTTGTATTGATTCAGCTATCATTAGTTCAGCATCATCATAATTCAAACTGCTTATCATTGTTTATCCTTAAACTGTGATTCAAACATTTCAAACTCTGATTGATAATCTTGTACTATCAAGTTGATTTTTGCTAGTGCAGCTGTGTATGTAATTTCTTGATCATAGTACCTATCAACAATCAAAGATATCTCATCCATCCATTCATTTGGCATTCTCTAGTTCCTCTCTATTTGTTATTGCTTGGTTTCTTAACCTATCAGTATGACCCCAATAACATATGATACATAAGTTATTACCATCTTTCTTGATAGGATCCATTATGAAACCAAAGTGTTTAGCTTCTGTCTCCCAGTTGCAATGTCTGCATTTAAGTGTCATGACTTATCCTTTCTAGTTTACACTAATAGTATATCTATTAGCCATTGGTTGAGTACCAAACTGTTTGAGCCACCAGTCTATCCACATATCTTCAAGCTGATCTCTCATCATTCTTGCTTTTTCAAGATCATATGTTTGAGCTACAGGATTCCTGTTACCCTCACATAAGATATAATATACTGGATCTTTCATCCACTTGGTTTGTTTCTTATCAACCTTTAACTCAGTTACCTTATTCATCTGTAAACTTTCTGTGTTGATTTATTAAATTGTCTAATGCTAATTTAACAAGTTCACTTTTTTTACAGTTAAGTTCTCTTGCTATCTCTACTAACTTAGCATTCGTTTGTTTAGTTATACCTATCGAATGCCAGTTAGATACTGGTTTTTTTTCGATATTACTATCTATTAATTTTTCAAAGTCTATCTTCATCGCTCACTCCATGTTTTCGTTCGCTCTACCATAATGTCCTAATAGTAGTTTAGCTTTGTTAATAAATTGATTTGCAGTTTTACTATCACCAATGTCTATCATATGCTGCGCATCAGATAGTATTGCCATGATATATAGATAGCGAAACTTACCATACATTTCTCCAGCTTCAGCATATGCTCTGTAGATTTGTTGTTTAGTTTCACCATACATTTCTTTTTGTGAAGTCATATTATTCCTTTCATTAATTAAGTATGGGTAGGATTTAAACCTTCTTCTATTTCCAGTATCCTACCCACACCTATTTATTTTATGGTTTCAGAAGTTAATGTCACGCTTCCTTGATGGAAGTTTTCATTAACTGTAGACCATATAGCTACATCCAACACTCTACCTTCACTATCAGTTATATATCCTGATAGCATTGGAGCGTTTTCATTTTCAGATTGTACTGACCAAAGAACTATCTTGTTCTCCTCTGTCGGTACATACTGATTAGTCGTTTGCTCTGCATAAGCACAACTGCCTATCAACATTGCAAACATAACAACTATAGTCTTCATAGATCTATCCTTTCTGTTGTTGTTAATCTTTTACAATCTTAGTGTGTATCTCATCAATCTGTAATCTTAACACATCTATCTCAGATGCACACCAATTAGATTCACTAAACTCATATTGTATATACAAGTTAACTAGCATTGTTATTGCTATTACTACGAGAATCAAATGATTCATAAATCTTATCATAATCATATCCCATTATTGCTTCACAAAAGAATAGATTTGCTTTGTCTGTATCGTCATCAACAATACAATCCCATGTGAAGATTTCCTTTCTATCATGTAAAAGAATGTAAGAGTCATCAAACTCCCAGACTTCCCAACCATTCTCTTGGATTATTAATTGTTCCATTCCTATTGTATTACATAGCACTGCTTGATCTGGATCCACTATGTTATCGCAGTTGTATCCTATCCAACCTGGACCAGCATAATGTTCTGACTCTGCGTATGCTATCTTCTCCAATCCCATTAGCATTAGTATTGAAGTTATTATTATCATTGCTTTCATATGTTTCCTTTCTGTTAGTAATGACAGTTAGACCAATCAGGTACACACTTACTATTTAGTTTATATAAGTTACAATCAACAAAGCCATTGTTCATAGTACCAACTAATGTTGTTATAATACCATGATCTACTAAGGCTTGTTCAATACCTTCATTCTCTGACCAATTCTTTACTGCCATTAAAGGTATTGTTGGATCTATATCTACATTGGCTGATGCTTCCATATATGCCAAACCTTCATCATCATACAATCGTAATGATATAAGATTTGTATCTTTATATCTACCAAATTCACAATGTAATCTTTCTCCTTGAAACATTATATCATGTTCCATATATTCTATTTGTGCTTTCATATATCCTCCTTATTCTGCACTCTATCTTTTACCCCCTCGGCGAGGCGAAGCCGAGCCGAATTTTGTTCTGGGTTTGTTCTGTTTTTATTTTCGCATATAGAAAAAAACCCCCAAGTCCAGAAGGACTCAGGGGTTAATTTATGTTTTGTTATTTATCTAAAGAGATTGGTTTCAAACCTTGAGCTTGACGAAGTTTATTGAACTCTTCAACAGAAAGCTCACGCTTAGCTGAATTGTCCAAATCTTTCCAATCAATTCGATAACCTGAAGCTGTAATGCAAGTAGGAAATGCATTAGCATAAGCTTCAAGAGTCTCAGCAATTACTGTGAATTTAGCTTCATTCTCAGTGTGCCAAGTCGCAGAACCAGATTTCTTATAGTTCTCGATAGCCAACTTCTGAGACTCATGTGCCTTTTGTTTATAAGAATCAATCTTAGAATCCAAGGTTCTCACCACAGCAGTAGTAATGTTGTTAGCAAGATATACCCATTCAGATAAATCTTCCTTACAAGACTTACTTTTCAATGCCTTCTTAAAGGATTCCTCAATTTTATCTAATGCATCAATTAAGAGTTGAGAGTTAGAAACAATCTCAATTTCTAAGTCTGATACAGATAGTTTATTGTTATTTTTATTACTCATGATTAATTTTCCTTTCAATGAGTTGATTTAAGAAATACGATAAATTGTAATAATTAAATATAATAATTAAAAAATATCGTAACCATTTCAAAGTACACACCTCAGCGTTTGCGTAGGGAATCTTTTAGGATTAGCTCACATCAAGTAAAAAGAAATGTGAGTAATCCGTATGAATCGTTTACGATTCGTTAAAGATGACTGAAGCAAACCAGTCACACAGTCCTGCTTAGACTGTGGGAACTCGAAGGGTCGAAAAAATCGAGGCACTTGTGCCGAGAAAAGAGATGCAATCCTTGCGAGGTGATGTACAATGGTTATCGATATAAGCCCCACGCAGTGGCTTCGAACACCCATGAGGGGTCGTTGCACTTCATATCGCATGTACGATGGGGCAAGTTGTCTGCACCTTTAGGTGCGACCACTTGATACCATTGTGCGAGACTGAAGTTTTCGCAACGACTGTGATGCAGAAAGTATGATAGGAACATCACTGTCGATTATTGGGCCTTTCAAATCACCATAAAGAATGGGTGCGACAGCACCTCCGTAAGGAAAGATGCCAACCAACCTATTGAATATATATTGTTACGATTAAGAAGACGGAGTAGGTTAAGAACAAGTGAAGCATTCGTCACGCTTAGTCGAATGCGTAACGGTACACGAAGTGTATGTTCGTACATACGTAGTCGTAAAGTCGCCGATAGGCGTTCGTCCCACTACGTGGGAGAGAAGAGAAGAAGAGAAAAGAGAACGAAAACAAGAGAGTAATTCAAGACGGAAGGGGGTGCATGGGGGATTCCCCCTGCTAGGTCTGGGCAAAGCCCAGCCGACTGCAGTTCGGAGACTGCCTTGAAGTGAGGAACACGTATGGTTGCTGCGAAGGGGGGTTTTTAGAAAACGATAGGGTGATAACAAAATGTATGGGGTCTAAGAGACAAGGGGGGGTTTGTTAAAACAAAGTCGTACTTGACACATATACACTAATGAGAATATATTGAAACGGTGGGGGGTTTGTTACGATCCTTTCTGTACCTCCCACGTTAATCTATCATATTTACAAATTCTGAAGGGTTTGGTGTTTTAGAGTACCCTACCATTCAAATATCAATCAACTAGCCTAAATCGAGAGATATGGGCATTTAACAAGGAGAATAAACTATGCCAATGGTAAAAGGTAAGAAGTATCCATATACAAAAAAAGGTATGGCTGCTGCAAAGAAAGCTAAGAAGAAAATGAAAAGTAAAAAGGGTATGAAGTAGTGGCATCGCCAAAACCTAAGAATAAAGCCCTATACGCTAGAGTAAAGGCAGAAGCAAAGAAGAAGTTCAAGGTATATCCTAGTGCTTATGCTAACGCATGGCTTGTCAAAACGTACAAGAAACGTGGTGGCAAGTACTAATGGCATACAAGGGTGGACTACGCAAGTGGTTCAAAGAGGATTGGCGTGACGTCAAGACTGGAAAAAAATGTGGTCGCAGCGGAAAGAAAGACAAGGGCAGACCTTATCCTGCATGTCGACCAAAGAAAGTAGCTAGTCGTATATCGAAGAGCGAAGCATCAAAGAAGACTGGACCCAAAAGAGTTAAGTGGTCTGTCACAGCATCTGGTAAAAGGAGAAAGAAATCAAATGGCTAAGTCACCTGCATGGCAAAGAAAAGAAGGTAAGAACCCAAGTGGGGGTTTGAATGCTAAAGGTCGTGCTAGTTATAACAGAGGAAGAACTAAGACAGGGAAGAAGCGTAACCTGAAAGCACCAAGCAAAAAGGTAGGCAACCCAAGACGAGCATCCTTCTGCGCCAGAATGAAAGGAATGAAAAAGAAACTAACGAGTGCAAAGACAGCTCGTGATCCAAACTCTCGTATTAATAAATCATTGAGAGCATGGAATTGTTAAGGAGATATTATGGTTAAATATAACAAAGATTTTCAAGATGTACCGTCAGCATTGACGTTCTTAACGTCAGACGGTGTAACAGGAGCAAACATACTCAACGGTAAGATTAATGCATCTGGATCTAAATTTGATAAGATGGATGCAACAGAAAGCAATCTAATGAAAGCTATGGACACTACAGGGTATGATCTGCCTAAGACAAACATTAATGATTATAAAAAGGTAGCATCTAATGAGCCATCATGGTCAGATTATTTATTAGGTAGGTTTGGATTTAGACAAGGTACTGGTTTTTCTACTATGGATAGATATAGATCTCTTTATGAAAGAAGAAACTCTTTGAAAGGAAAAGAAAAAGAAGAATTTATTAAATTAGATAATTTGTTAAAAACTAGTAGTGGTCCTAAAATTAGAAACAAGAAAACACAGGAACAACCGAACTATGGAGATATGATTCCTAGAATACCAGAAGGTTATAAAGAACCTACTCCTATGAAAAAAGAAAATATTCCATTTAATCCAATCTTTAGACCAGGCATGGATCCAATGGGTTTACCTAATAGAAGACCTAACATGATGCCAAACAATATGGTACAGAATAGAGGCAACAATAAAACACTTGTAAAACTTGCTACAGTAAATAGATTATTTCCAGGATTAATATCATGAGTCATGGAGGAAAAAGAAAAGGTGCAGGAAGACCAAAAGGAATTCAAGCAGGTACAAAAGCAGAACGCTTAGCTGCTGAACTAGGTAAAGGTCAGACCACACCATTGAAGTATATGTTGAATATGTTGAACAACCCACAAGTATCTATTGAAAAAAAGATGTGGGCAGCAAAAGAAGCTGCACCGTTTGTTCATTCTAAACTTGCATCAATTAATAAAACTATTATGGGTGATGAAGATAAACCAGTTGCAGTAACCATAGGATGGCGTAAAAAGAAATAATGAACATAGAGATTCCGTACGAACCTCGACCATTACAAGAAAAGATTCATAACGAATTAAAACGATTCAATGTTTTAGTTTGTCATAGAAGGTTTGGCAAAACAGTATTAGCAGTAAATCATTTGATAATGACTTGCTGTGAAAAACCTAATGCAAGATTGGCGTATATAGCACCAACATATCGCCAGGGTAAGGCAGTCGCTTACGACTATTTGAAACAATACACAGAACCCTTAATGAAACTTGGTGGCAAACGTCATGAAACAGAACTCAAAGTAGATCTGTGGAACGGATCAAGATTACAAATCTTTGGAGCTGATAACCCAGATGCTTTGAGGGGATTAGGCTTTGATGGAGTTGTCTTAGATGAATTTGCTTTGATGTCTCCTAGAACTTGGACTGAGGTTGTACGACCAGCTATATCAGATAAACTTGGATATGTTATATTTATTGGAACACCAATGGGTCATAATCATTTCTGGGAAGTATATGATCTAGCTAAAAGGCGTGGTGGAGAATGGTACGCTGAATTATACAGAGCTTCTGAGACTGAAGTTATATCTCAAGAAGAACTTGAAGAAGCTGCTGCTACTATGCCAGAAGATCAATTTGAACAAGAGTTTGAAGTTAGTTTCCAAGCTGCAGTATCAGGTGCATACTTTGGAAAACAAATACAGAAAGCTGAAAGAGAAAATAGAATAACTGATGTTGACTATGATCCTAACAATGAAGTTGAAACATGGTGGGATTTAGGTATCGGTGATTCTACAGCAATATGGTTTGCACAAAGAGCAGGTAATGAAATACACCTGATTGATTATTTAGAAACGTCTGGTGAATCATTAGCTTACTACATAGGGCAGCTAAAAGAAAAAGGTTATAACTACGGTAGGCATATTGCACCACACGATATTACAACTAGAGAACTTGGTACAGGTAAATCTAGATTAGAAGTAGCAAGGGAACTTGGAATTGACTTTGAAGTTTGTCCTAGATTAGAAATAGATCATGGTATAGAAGCTGTGAGAAATAATTTAGACAAATGTTATTTTGATAAGAACAGATGTAAATATGGTATTGATTGTTTGCGACAGTACCGAAAACAATTTGATGACAGAATGCAAACATTTAAAAACAAACCTCTACATGATTGGGCATCACACGGAGCTGATGCATTTCGTTATGGATGTTCTGTTGATGGTTCAACAAGAACTGATTGGGAAAGACCAATGAGTGTAGATATAAGATATGTAGTTTAAGGAATATTATGGCAAAAGGAAGACCGTTAACGGATCACGAAATACAGGGAATAGTAGCTAGTGAACTAAGAAGTGCATTTGGTTATTATGAAACTGATTTAGTAAACTCAAGAAAGAAAGCTACTGAATATTATTTCGGTGAATCATTTGGCAATGAAGTAGAAGGAAGATCACAAGTTGTTTCAACTGATGTTGCTGATACAGTAGAATCAATACTACCTGCTTTACTTAGAATATTTACTGCTAGTGATAATATTGTAAAAGTAGATCCAGTTACTCAAGAAGATGTAGGTGTAGCCAAACAAGCTAGTGATTATCTAAATCATATATTCAATAAAGATAATGATGGGTTCACTACATTGTATGCAATGTTTAAAGATGCACTGCTGCATAAAAATGGAATAGTAAAAGTTTATTGGGATACATCAGAAAGAACAAAACAAGAAACTTATGAAAAACTTTCTGAAGCTGAATTCACAATGCTTGTTGAAGAAGATGGTGTAGAAGTAAAAGAACATACTGAGTACAACGATGAAACATTTGAAGAACAGAAAAAGAACATACAAGAACAATTAGATAATGCTCAAGATCAAGTATCTGCAAATCTTATGGAGCAACAACTAAATGAAATAAATACTCCAAAGTTACATGATGTAGTTATTATTCGTACAGAAACATTTGGTAAAGTAAAAATGGAAGCTGTACCACCTGAAGAATTTTTAATTGAAAGACGAGCAAAGAATTTAGAAGAGGCAAACTTCTTATGTCATAGAACTACAAAGACAAGAAGTGAATTAGTTGAAATGGGTTTTGATTATGACCTTGTTTATTCTTTACCAAAAGAACACGATCAAAGTTATAATGAAGAAAAGACTGTAAGACATAGAAACATTGATAACGATCTTAGCAATGAAACTGGAGATGAATCTACAGATGAAATAGTAATCTGTGAATCCTATATTAAAATGGATCAAGATGGTGACGGTATTGCAGAGATGAGAAAGATAACTTCATCTGGTGATGATAGCTATACAATACTTGATAATGTTGTTGTAGATGCACAACCTTTCTGTTCTGTTACTCCAATCGTAGTACCACATAGATTCTATGGTAGGTCAGTATCAGAATTAGTAGAAGATATTCAATTAATTAAATCTACTGTTATGCGTCAGATACTAGACAATATGTATCTAACTAATAATAACAGAGTAGCTGTAATGGATGGTCAAGTTAATCTAGAAGATCTATTAACTAATCGCCCAGGCGGAGTTGTAAGAACTAAAGCAGCTCCAGGACAAGTTATGATGCCAATGACTACTCAAACAATTAACAATCAAGCATTTCCACTACTTGAATATTTAGATACTGTTAAAGAAAACAGAAGCGGTATTACTAAATACAATCAAGGTATGGATACTGATTCTCTTAATAAAACTGCATCAGGTATAAATACTATTCTTTCACAATCACAAATGAGAATAGAATTGATTGCAAGAATATTTGCTGAGACTGGTGTTAAAGATTTATTCAAGAAGATATTTGAATTAGTTGTAAAATATCAAGATAAAGAACGTATAGTTAAAATTAGAAATAACTTTGTACCAATGAATCCTATGGAGTGGAGAGATCGTTGTAATGTAAGTATTCAAGTTGGTTTAGGAACTGGATCAAGAGATCAACAGTTATCTATTTTAAATCAAATCTTAAGACAACAAATAGATGGTATAAGATTACAAGGTTCACCACATGGACCAATAGTAAATATGAATAATATTTATAATACATTGAAAAAGATTGTAGAGAATGCAGGTCTTAAAGATGTTGATTCTTACTTTACTGATCCTATAGTTGGTATGCGTCAAATGCCGCCAAGAGGACAGAAACCTCCAACAGAATTTGAAACTGTATCAAGAATACAAACGCAGCAGAAAGCAGCTGAAGCTCAGATGCAATATGAAAATAGAATGCGTGAGATTGAACTTAGATATCAGAAGATGATGTTAGACTTCGAAGGTAAAGTAAAAGAACTAGAATTGAAATACGAAGCAGATATTGATGAGAAAGCAATTAAGAGAGAAGCATTGAAAATGAAAGGTATTTCAGAAAGCAATAAACAAATGCTTGACGCTGCAACTAAAAATCTGTTACAACCTGAAGGTATACCAAAAGGACTAACACCACAACCAAAACAAGGTAGCGATACCTTTATAGAAATAGATGTCGGATCTGATAAAGGAACAAACAAGGGGCCAAAGGGCTAAAGATATTCTAGAGGATGAACTCTTTAAAGAGTCTTTACAGACTTTGAAAGATTCATATTCTAATGCGATATTTCAAACAGGACCAAATGATGAACTGGCAAGGACAAAGATCTACCTTGCTTATCAAATTTTAGGTAAGTTTGAAAATCATTTCCGTTCCGTTATGGAAACAGGAATACTTGCTAGTAAACAATTAGAAGAGCTACGCAAGAAAAAATAGCACCAACCGTTCAGGAGTGCTTTTAACAACACCAACCAAACAAAGGAGTGTATTATGGCTGATGAAGCTATGAATGTTCTCGATGCTAGTAAAACTATTGTAGGTCTTATGAACAATAGTGCAACTGAATCAGAACCAACTAATGAAGCAGCACCTCAAGAATCTAATGAGGCACCTGCAGAAGAAACTGTAAACCCTAGCGATGTACCTTATGCGGACATTGAAAGAGATGCAGATGCAACTACAGAAACTGTAGAAGCACAAGATGAGGCTCAAGAAGATATTCAAAATGAAAGTTCAGAGGAACCTACCTACCAAGTCAAAGTACAAGGTCAAACAATGGAGGTCACCCTTGATGAACTACTTCAGGGATACCAACGAGAAGCTGATTATACAAGAAGTAAACAAGATTTATCCTTAGAGAAATCAAGGCTTGATCAAACACTTCAAAGATCTCAATCTGAGATAAATCAAAAACTCGCTAAGCTGAATGATTTAAACTCTGCAGCACAGGCGCAACTGCAACAAGAGTATGCAAATATAGACTTTGAAAGACTGTACGAAGACGATCCTGTTGAAGCTAGTAAACTAGAACACAAGATGCGTAAGAGAGCAGATAACCTTCAAAGGATTCATTACGAAACTCAACAAGCTCAACAACAAGAACTTGCTAGATTCGTACAAGACGAACAATCTAAAATGCTTACACTCATACCAGAATTTAATGACCCTAATAAAGCTAGTGCATTAAGAAATGATATGAAAGGCTATCTACAAAGACAAGGCTTTAAAGATCAAGAGATAAATAGTATCTATGATTCAAGACAAGTTATGTTGATTAGAGATGCTTTAGCATACGATAAGATTAGACGTGCAAATCCAAAGGTTAAAAAGAAAGTCGTTAATGCTCCTAAAGTAGTTAAGTCTGGCACACCTAAAACTGCTGCAGAACAAAATGCACAGCTTAGAAAAGACAAACTAAATCGTCTCAAAAAATCTGGTGGCGTAAGAGATGCTGCCAAAGTTTTTAGAGATTTTCTTTAATTAATAGGAGGCCCAAATGGCACAACCAAGTAACTTGTACGATACGTACGACACTACTGGTATTAGGGAAGATTTAGTAGATGTGATTTATAACATATCTCCTGAAGAAACCCCTATACTGTCAGCGATTCCAAGAACCGCTGCAAAATCTACGAAGCATGAATGGCAACTAGATGCATTGGCTGCACCTGCTGCAAACGCAGTTATCGAAGGTGACGATGCAACTATTGATGCTATGACTGCTACAACTAGAGCATTTAACTTTACTCAGATTTCTGACAAAGTGATTGCACTTTCTGGAACTCAATCAGCTGTTGACGCTGCTGGTAGAGCTGATGAAATGGCTTATCAAATTGCTAAGAAGTCTAAAGAGTTAAAGAAAGATATGGAATTTGCCCTTATCAAAGGACAGGTTCAAGCTGCTGGTGATGCATCAAACGCTAGAAAATTAGGATCAATCCCTACATGGATTAAAACTAATGGTGATGCAGGATCTGGTGGAGCTTTATCTACTGGCTCTGGTACAGACTTACCTAACTCTGGTACTGACAGAGACCTTACTGAAACAATTCTTAAAACAGTTGTTAAAGAGGTTTATGAGTCAGGCGGAGAAATGGATATGTTAGTTGTTCCACCATCTGTGAAACAAACTATATCTGGTTTCAACGCTAATACTACTAGATTTGGACAAGCAGAAGCTAAAGTTGAGTATGCAGCTATTGATGTTTACTCATCAGACTTTGGTGATTTGCAAGTTGTTCCAAACAGAGTTATGGCAACAACAAGTGAAAGCAATGCATTCTTACTACAAAGAGACATGGCTGCAGTAGCTTACCTAAGAGACTTTTCAGTAACTGATCTTGCAAAGACTGGTGACTCTGAGAAGAAACAACTCTTAGCTGAGTACACACTTGAAATGAGAAACGAAGCCGCACACGGTATTCTTCTCGACATCAACCAATAATCTAAGTGAGGGAGCTTCGGCTCCCTCTTTAGAATCATTCTAAGGAACATTATGTATTACAAATTAACAGGAACAGTACAGAAAGTAGACTACACAGCTAGTGCTGCAAATAGTTCTGCTATATCTGATCAAGTTAGATATGTAAGATTATATGCTACAACTGATTGTCATATATCAATTAACAACCCTGCTGTTACAGCAACTGCTGCTATGACACCATTGGCTGCAAAAGATTATGAATATTATAAAGTAGCACCTGGCAATATCATATCTGTGATTAGATCTTCTGGTAACGGTTCATTATATATTTCAGAATTATCGGAGTAACCATGACTGATTATAAAGCACCTACTACATTTAAAATTGATACTACACAAACTGTAGCTGTTGGCAGCTCAAGTGCTGCAACATCTAATGCTTTTAATGCACAAACAAGAGAAATAAGAATAGTAACAACTGTTGATGCTTATGTAGAAATGAATGCAACTTCACCTACAGCAACATCATCTAGCATTATTGTTCCTGCATTTACACCAGAATATTTTAGAGTTACTCCTGCAACTAAAGTTGCTGTACTAAGAGTAGGATCTACTGATGGTACTGCAAGAATTAGTGAACTTGCACAATGATCTCTACTAGGTTTTCACATAGAGGACAAGATAGATATAGAGACAGAAGAACAGATACACCTAATGATAATATTAAATTAGAAGATGGTACTTATCTGTTAATACAAGCAGGTGATAATATAAAAATTGAACAGGCAGTTGGTACTGTATTTAGTGGCAGACCAATACCTAACTAATGGCTAGGAAAGCTAAGAGTTATATTGAACATGAACCTGGCCCAAAGAAAAGAACTTCTATTGGACACAGCGTTCGATCAAGACCAAAGAATAAACACAAGAGAAGAAGTTTTAAAAAGTATAGAGGTCAGGGTAAATGACATTTAAAGAACTTGTAGAACTTTTGAAAAAGAAAGAAAAACAAACTAAAAAGAAACAAAGGAATAAAAATGGCAGATAGTAAGATTAGTGAATTGACAGCATTGTCTACCCCAGCTGATGATGATGTATTTGCGATTGTAGATACTGATGCAGGTCAAACTAAAAAAATAACAGCAGCTAATGTAAAATCGTATGCAGGTTCAAGCACAGAAGCAGTACAAGATATTGTTGGTGCTATGTTTAGTAGTAATACTGAAACTGATATTACTGCAACATATGAAGATGCTGATGGTACTATTGATTTAGTTGTTGGCGTATCTGCTGGTAATTTACCTACAGCAATAGATGCTGCAAAAATAGGAGATGGCTCAGTATCTAATACAGAGTTTCAAAGACTTGATGGTGTATCTAGTGATATACAAACACAACTTGATGGTAAACAAGCATCCTTAACATTTGGTATTAGTAACACAAATGTACCACAATTTACAACTGGTGTTGCTGATGATGACTTCTTAAGAATAGCAGGAACAAGTGTTGAAGGACGTTCTGCATCAGAAGTTCTATCAGATATAGGTGGCCAAGCATCTTTGACATTTGGCATAAGCGATACTAATGCAGTCAAAGTAGACAGCAGCTCTGTAGCTGATGACGAATACGCAAGGTTTACAGCTTCAGGTTTAGAAAGCAGAAGTACAGCAGAAGTATTATCTGACATTGGCGGTCAAGCTGCATTAACTTTTGGAATCTCTAATACTAATGCTGTTAAAGTAGATAGTAGTTCAGTAGCAGATGATGAGTATGCACGATTCACTGCTAATGGTTTAGAGAGTAGAAGCACATCAGAAGTCTTAAGTGATATCGGTGGACAAGCTTCGTTAACATTCGGTATATCAGATACTAATATTCCTATCTTTACAAGTGGAGTAGCTGACGATGATTTTCTTAGAGTAGCAGGTACATCTATTGAAGGTAGATCAGCTAGTGAAGTACTTAGTGATATTGGTGGACAAGCATCACTTACTTTTGGCATTAGTAATACAAACGCAGTTAAGGTTGATAGTGCTAGTGTTGCCGATGATGAATACGCTAGGTTTACTGCAAACGGATTAGAGAGTAGATCAACTGCTGAAGTACTATCAGACATTGGTGGTATTACTGCTAGTTCTACAGACACACTAACTAATAAAACAATAGATGCTGATGGCACAGGTAACAGCATTACCAATATTGAAAATGCAAACATCAAAGCATCTGCTGCTATTGATGCTACTAAGATAGCTGATGGTTCAGTAACAAGTGCAGAGTTCCAATATCTTGGATCTGTTACTTCAGATATTCAAACACAATTAGATGCTAAAGCTACAGCAGGTCTGGCAGTAGCGATGGCAATCGCATTATAGGAGAAAACATGGCTCAAGATTTTGAATCCAACGGAGCGCAGATAACAAACTCTGCAACCACAATATATACATCAAACAGTGATGATGCAGTTGTTGGACTAAGACTTGCTAATATTTTAACAACTACTGTTACAGTAAGTGTTTGGATATCAGAAGGTGGTTCTACAACTAGATACCTTGTAAAAGATTTATCTATACCCCCTGCTAGTTCAGTAGAGCTAGTACAAGGTGGAGCTAAATTTGTTTTACAAAGCGGAGATATTTTAAAAGGACAAGCTGGTACAGCAAGTAGTATTGATGTATGGGTATCATTAGTCGATACAATTAGTTCATAGGAGATAACATGGCAACAATAACATCAGTAGGTGGTGTTCAATATATAGGTGATGCACCAGCAGGTGAATCTATACACGAACATGATTCTGAAATAAATAAAGATCAAATAATAACTAGTGCTGTTTTAGCTGGACCAATTACATTTGCAGCAACTGTTACTGTTACTGGTACACTTGTTGTTGTATGAATAATCCATACGATAAAAATCAACCTATCCATATAGATAGAGGCACTCGTAAACTTGTAGTTAAAAATACACAAGATACTACAAATATATTAGAACAAAATAAATGGTCACAAAATAATGTTACACAAAAAGGTGATCTGCAACGTATAGCTCAAATACCATTAATAGCTTTGAAAGTTAAAACTAAAGAACGGTTCGGACATTCTAATTTTTATAAGTTAACTAAAGAAGAGCAAAAAAATATTATTAAAGAAATGGTAAACAGTAATGAGTATATGTTTTTTAGAACAGGAGATAAAAGGTTATAATGGCACTTGATAGTTATACAAATTTAAAAACTGCAATAGCAAACTTTCTTGCTAGAGATGATCTTACTTCAGAGATTGATGACTTCATTGATTTAGCTGAAGCAGACTTTAATCGTAGATTAAGAGTAAGAGCTATGGAAACAGTAGACTCATCTTTTACTATAGATGCTGCCACTGAAGCATTGCCTACAGGTTTTTTACAAGTAAGAAGTTTTATACTTACAAGCCCTGATCCAGATTCTGCTTTAGTATTTATGACTCCGTTTCATCAAATAGAATCTTCTGGTAGTGATAGATCAGGACAACCAAAAGCATATTCTATTGAAGGAAGTAATTTTAGATTCTCGCCTACACCTGATGCAACATATACTGGTAGATTAACTTACTACAAAGCATTTGATTCTATAAGTGGATCTACTGCTACTAATCACATATTGACTAATCATCCTGATGTATATCTGTATGGTGCATTATACTTTGCGTCTACATTTATTAGAGGTATGGATCAAGGAACTGTAGTACAATTTAAAACACAATATGAAGCTGCATTAAAACAAGTTGAAGATGCAGATGCATTAGATAAATATAATGGTTCACCTTTAGTACAAAGGTCAGGAATTAACATTAACAATTACGATAATATATAATGCAAGTACCTTTTGGAGAATGGCTGCCAGACTTGCCAGATCATATGAATCCTGGAGCAACACAGGCTAAGAATGTTTATCCTGCTGTAAATAGTTACAGACCATGGAAAAGTATAACTACAGCTACAGCTAATGCATTAGATAACAGATGCCAAGGAGCTTCATCATTTACATCTGATGCTGGTAATGTAACTATCTTTGCTGGTGACTCTAGTAAGTTATACAGGATACTAGCTAACTCAGTTGTAGATGAAAGTGGTGGTGTTAGTTATAATACTGCTGAAAATGGTTATTGGGATTTTGTAAAGTTTGGAGAAAGTGTTATAGCTTTTAATGGTGTAGATGCACCTAGAACATGGTCACTAGATACATCAACAGATTTTGCTGCACTTGGAGGTTCACCTCCTACATTTAGACATGCAGCAGTTGTAAACAATTTTGTTGTTACTGGATTTCAACCAACAGCACAAAACAAAGTACAATGGTCAGCAGTTAATGATGCTACATCATGGACATCAGGAACTAACCAAGCTGATTCAGAAACTTTACCTGAAGGCGGAGTTGTTACTGGTGTAACAGGTGGACAGTTTGGATTAATATTTCAAGAGAATAGAATTACCAGAATGGACTACAGAGGTGGTAATGTTATATTTTCTTTTAGAAGGATTGAAGATAACATAGGAGCTGTGCAAGGTAAGACAGTAATTAAAGTTGGAAACCTTGTATACTTTTTATCTGAAGATGGCTTTAGAGTTACAGATGGTAATACATCTAAACCTATTGGTAATGGTAAAGTAGATCGTTTCTTTAAAGATGATTTACGATTTGCACATAGAGAAAGAGTTAAAGCAGCAGTTGATTATAAAAACAAATTAGTATGCTGGTCATATCCATCTACTGCATCAGGAGTTACTGATAAAATTATAGTTTACAATTATGAAACTTCTAGATGGTCTATTGTAGAACTATCACATGAAATGATATTTAACTACATATCGCCTGGCTATTCTGTAGATGACTTAGATGATTATCCATCATCAGGTTCAAATAACTTAGATGCAATCAATGTACCACTTGATAGTGATATATTTGTTGGAGGACTAAGATCATTTGGCGTGTTTGATACTACACATAAGTTTGGTACATTTGAAGGTACACCATTAGCTTGTGAAATAGGTACAGGTGAAACAGAAATATTTCCACAGAATAGATCATTGATTACACATGTAAGACCTATTGTTGATACTACATCAGCTACTGGTTCTATTACATTTAGAAATAGAGTAGGTGATTCACAATCTACTACATCTCCTGTTGCAACTATGCACTCAACAGGTACAATACCATTTCATAAAAGTGCAAGATATTTTAAATTCAATATGCAAATAGCAGCAACTACATCTTGGAATGATGCGCAAGGTATAGATGTTGAAGCAATAAAAGAAGGTTATAGATAATGTCACAATTTGATGATTTAGTAGCAAAGTATAGAAACTTAAATTATGGAACCTTACAAGGTCAAAACCCATCATCAGTAAATAGTTTACTCGATGATTATAATGATAGAAAATTTTTTACTACACATTCAGATGGTATGGGTAATAGATTTGTTAGAGATGAATTTGGCCGCTTACAATTTAGTACACCTGAAATGGGATTATTATCTGATGGTACTGGTTATGCTACTTATGATCCTTACTTTGATTATGGTGATCCTGGTTATGCAGCTGAATTCCAACCTAATGAAGATTTCTTAGTAGATGGACAAACTGTAAGACCTGATCGTGGTGGTGGCAGAGATCCAGGATATTATACTTTCCAAGGTGGTGATGTTCCTTTAAATGAATTAGACCTATCCTCTTTTAAACTAACTGATCTACCTTTAATAGGTTTACTTACTGGTTTGTTTAGTGGAGATAAAACACAAGATGAAATAGATGCCTTTAATGAAGCGACTGCATCTGGTAATTATAGCACTGGTTTAGAATCTGTTTTGAGTCAAGGTAACCAATTAAATAATTTTGGACCATTAGGAATAAGTGGAACAGTTATGAATACTCAACCTGATGGTTCTGGAGATACCTTTGTTGGTGACCCTGCTACAGGACAAGGTTATTCACAAACTACTCCTCAAGATGTAGGCGCAGTTCCATCTGCTGTATTTGGTCAAGTTCAAACAAACGCTCAAGGAGACACATTCTATGGTGGACCATCAGGTAACAACCAAGGTGGAAACCAAGGTGGTAACCAACCAGGAGCAGGAAGTTCAGCAACAGGTGCTTCTATGGGTATGGGTGCAGGTGGACCAAATTATTGTTTTGATCCTGATACGTTAATACAAATGGAAGACGGATCTGAAAAGAAAATTAAAGAAGTACAAATAGGAGACAAGACATTAGGTGGAGAAGTCACTGGTGTAGTTCAATTTAAACCAAATGATGAAATACATAACTATAAGGGAGTTATTGTAGCAGGTAGTCACTTTGTAAAAGAAGATGGTAAATTTATACCTGTAGCTGATAGTCCACATTCTTATAAAATAGATATCATACCTGTTGTTTATTCATTAGACACAACTGATAGAAGAATATGGATTAATGATATTGAGTTTGCTGACTTTAACGGTGATGGTTTTGCTAAACTATTCTTAAACAATATTGGAGCAGATCTTACTGGGTTTGAACAAGAAGTGTTAAGACAAGTAGAAAACAAATTAATGTAATGGCTAGTAAACAAAACTTAGAATATATCTATCAGTATGTTGATAGCCAAGAAGACTTTCAACGAATAGTAGAAGATATAACTAATCAATTAATTACGTATCATAATACTGAGAATCAAGAGGTAGCAGCATGGTTTCTTGCGTAAACTGTGAACATCATTGT